GGTACTGTCATAATCCTAACCATCGTGGCCTTCTTCTCCGTCGCACCTTGGATGAACTTACCGAACTTATAGACAAGTCTAAGCAGTTATACACCAAGGCTTTCCCCGGTGCTACATTTAGAGAGTCAAAGTCCACATGGGTATTTCCTAGTGGCGCAACAATCTGGTTTACCTATCTCGACAGAGATAAGGATGTAACTCGTTTCCAAGGACAGGCTTTTAACTGGATTGGCGTGGATGAGATAACACAGTATCCTACTAGTTACGTCTGGGATTACCTAAGGTCACGTCTTCGTTCTACAGACCCTGAGTTGCAAAAGAACCTTTGTATGCGATGCACAGCTAACCCCGGTGGTGTTGGCGGCTGGTGGGTCAAGAAGATGTACATAGACGTAGGGGAACATAACAAGCCGTTCCCTGCAGCAGACTTAGAGACGGGCAGACCGTTTGTTTGGCCTGAGGGACACGAGAAAGCAGGTAAACCATTATTTTACCGCAAGTTCGTACCCGCTAGACTAACAGATAACCCCTACCTAATGGCAGACGGACAATACGAGGCTATGCTTCGTTCCTTACCAGATGTAGAACGTCGTCGTTTGTTAGAGGGAGATTGGGATGTAGCAGATGGTGCTGCGTTCCCAGAGTTTTCACGGAGAAGACATGTTGTCGAACCTTTTGATTTACCAACTAACTGGCCTAGAATACGCGCAGCAGATTATGGTTATGCGTCGCCTTCTTGTGTACTGTGGGGTGCTATTGATTGGGATAACAATATTTGGGTTTATCGTGAATTATACGTAAAACACTTGACAGCAGAACAACTAGCTGATAAAATACTAGAAATGGAAGAGTTAGACCCTCTTCCCCACTATAATGTCTTAGACTCTTCCTGTTGGAACAAAACAGGCTTCGGACCATCCATTGCAGAAACTATGATGCGGGCAGGTGTCAGGTGGACACCATCAGACCGAAATAGACTACAAGGGAAAATGGAATTACATAGAAGACTATCGGACGACCCGTATACCAAAGAACCACGTTTACGAATCTTCGCAACTTGTAAACACATTGTCGCACAGATGTCAGGTATTCCGCTGTCCAAAACCAATAGTGAAGACGTTGATACAAAAGCTGAAGACCACGCATACGATGCACTCCGTTATATGGTTATGACACGCACAAGTGGTTATACATCAATTCACAAAACTTTGCAAGGCATAAAAGACCAAGCATTTCAACCTTTTGATTCTACATTTGGGTACTAATGGCACTAACTGACATAGAACTAGGCAAAAAAGCAAAAGATGGCACACTCACATATGGTGAGGCGTTGGATTACGCTGCGTCAAAAGCAAATAAGAATCAGAAGTCACGTATTAATCCACTAATTAATAAGTCGGATAAAATAGGCGTACCTTTAGATACTCTTTACAAAGATTTAAAAAAGCCAGATATAATCAAGCTATTTACAGTTGAAGGTAGCTTTGATGCTAAAAGCAAGTCGTACAGCCTCCAGAATTTAGAAAAGTTAGTTCGTCCTGTTATGGAACGATACGGTGCTATTGGTGCTATGGAAACTGTAGCAGAAGGTGTTGAGGAGATTATGTATCCTCAACTTGCAGGGGCAGGTGGATTAGCGGGTACACAGAGAACTGGACTTGCTGGTGAACGTCCTATGCAGGGACTTTTACCAAAAGAAGAATTAGATAAGATTTATGCAGAGGCTATTCCTACGGTTGAGGCCGAGTATGGGAAAGCTACTGCAGGTTTGTTGGAGTATCACAAAGCTACAGCTAGTAGACCGCAACAACTATTAGGGTTAAAAAAATCAGACGTAACAGTTGTTGGCGATACAATAACAGTCAAAGGTAAAACAACTACAAAGACTGACCACAAAGGTCGTCCTGAACTTTCTTTTGATGTAAACTCTCGCCTTGGACGTATACTAAAATCAAACTACGACACATCAACTTCTGAGTATTTATTTGATGTTACAAATGGTGAATTTACGGAAGCCTTTAATAAACACGTCAGTCCTAAATTAGAACCGTTTGCTAACATACTGCCAGCGAAAGAACTTAAAAGTAGAGGACCTGACGGAGAAACAATTCGCACATATACTCCTGTGACGACCCCTTCTGTTATTAGGTCTATAGTTCCTCGTTATCTTTTAGAACAGTATAACGTCAACGAAAACTTTGTAGAAGGCATGATGGGTCACGTCAATCCTTCTATACTAAAAAAGAACTACGCTGGTTTTATACCACAAAAAGACCTTCCTAATTTAATTGAAAATCCTGCAGACTTTGCAGGGGGTCAGTTTAGCACAGATAACACACCTCGTATAAACATAGATTTATTATCTGATGAACAAAAGGCAGCTTTAGCTTCTGAACAACAAACCACTATCCTAGCAGAAGAACGTGCTAAACAAAGTCAAGCAGCAGCAGCAGAAGCTGAATCTTATGCGAAACGAACCTCAACACTAGCAGCAATAACACCAGAACAGATACAACAAGCTGAAGATAAATCTAAGTTAATGGAAGAGGCTAAGATTAGAGGTAGAGAAGCAGCTAAACAAAAAACTATAGAAAAACCAGACCCAACTTCTGTAGAGGATTTGTCCCCAGACTTACAGGATAAACTTAAAAAAGGCGGGTTTAATATAAATAAGTTTTTAGGAAAAGCAGTGTCTGGACTAGCTTTTGGTCCAGCAGCGGTAGGTTTAACATTCGCCCAACAAAAACAAGCTGGCGCGACGACTCCAGAAGCAATCGGTACAGTTATAAAAGAAGAATTAACTCCCATTGGTATAGCAGAAGCTGTTACTCAACCAGTGGTGGAAGTTGTAGGAGAAGAAATACAAAGACAGGAACCTGAAGAAGGTTTCTTGTCTGGTATGACCCGTGCTATGACAGGGCGTGGTATGGGTACAAATTATAGCCTTGGTGGATTTTTAGATAGATAGGAGAATAACATGCCCGGAAATAATTACAACTACGGTGCATCTTACATATTAAGTTCAGATAAAACATCAGTAGATGCTAACATGGGTGAAACTCAACTAACTCGCGAGGGTTTAGAGTTTGATACCAAAACAGCACAAGGTGTCTTAACTGAAGATATGCCTAAGAAGCAAACCAAAACTACCGTAGACGCATCTGTAATGAAGATGGCTGAAGAACGCGATTACTAATGTCTGAAGATAACTTCCTTCAACCTGAAGACGACACAACTATATCTATGGTCAATCCGGAAGAACAGTTTCCGGGATTAGCAGGGTATGTTAGAAAGAAGTTCGAAGAAGCTGAGAATGGACGCTACGCATATGAACAGCGTTGGTTGCAAGCTTACAAAAACTTCAGAGGTGTGTACGACTCAACCACTCAGTATAGGGACTCTGAGAAGTCAAAGGTATTCGTGAGAATAACCAAGACTAAGGTTCTTGCTGCGTATGGTCAAATTGTAGACATCTTGTTTGCTAACAAGAAGTTTCCCCTAGTTGTGCAACACACACCAGTACCAGAAGGTATTGCTGAGTTTGCCCATATGGAAACCCCCTTAGACCAAGCACAACCTTCTGACCCGTATGGGTTCGCAGGAGATGGTCGTGACTTACCACCGGGCGCACTAGGCGCAGAGTTTTTAGGTGGGCTTCAGGAGTCGATGGGTAGTTTACCTCTCGCTGAAGGACCGTCTAAGATAGGCGAACCTCAGATTAGTCCGGCACAGAAAGCTGCATTGAATATGGAGAAGGTTATACACGACCAACTCCTAGATACCAACGCAGTAAATGTCTTTAGGAATGCAATCTTCGAAGCAGCACTATTAGGAACAGGGGTTGTGAAGGGTCCTTTCAACTTTTACAAACGTGTTCATGAGTGGAAGCGAGACGAGACTGGCGAACGAGTGTACGAACCATACGAGAAAACAGTACCTCGTATTGAGATGGTGTCAAGCTGGGACTTTCACCCAGACCCATCAGCTACTAGCATAGATGACTGTGAATACGTCATAGAACGTCACAGATTTAATCGTCAACAAGTTCGCGCTTTAATTAAACGCCCGTACTTTATAGCAGAAGCAATTGAAGAGGTGCTTGCAAAAGGACCAAACTACGAGGATAAGTATTACGAAGATACTATCCGCGAAGATGAGACAGAAGCGTACTACTCAGAAAACCGATATGAGATTTTAGAATACTGGGGTGTCTTAGATTCAAAACTAGCTTATGAGGCGGGGTTTGCTGAAGCAGATACGATGTCAGAGTACGACGAACTACAGGTTAACATTTGGGTTTGTGGTAATACTATCATTAGGTGCGTCCTAAACCCATTCACACCCGCTAGGATACCTTACCAAGTATTCCCATACGAAGTAAACCCCTATCAATTATGGGGTGTTGGTGTAGCTGAGAACATGGAAGACGCACAGAAGCTAATGAATGGTCACGTTCGTATGGCTATCGACAACTTAGCACTCGCTGGTAACTTGGTATTTGATGTAGACGAAGCAAGCCTAGTTCCCGGTCAAAACATGGACATCTTCCCCGGAAAAATCTTTAGGCGACAGTCAGGTGTGACAGGAACAGCTATTAATGGCTTGAAGTTTCCGAACACAGCAGGTGAAAACTTGCAGATGTATCAAATTAGTCGGCAACTAGCTGACGAAGAGACGGGTATACCGTCGATTATGCACGGTCAGACAGGCGTTACGGGTACTGGACGTACTGCAGCAGGTTTATCGATGCTAATGGGGTCTGCTGGGCTTTCTATGAAGACTGTGGTTAAGAATATTGACGACATGTTGTTAAAACCGCTAGGAGAGGCTTATTTCCAATGGAACATGCAGTTCAACAACGATGCCCCGGACATAGTAGGCGACTTAGAGATAAAACCAAGGGGTGTTGCTGCCGTGATGCAAAAAGAAGTGAGAAGTCAAAGACTGACAACCCTTCTGCAGACAGTAGCCAACCCAATGTTAGCACCATTCATCAAGATACCTAATCTTATGAGGGAACTAGCTATCTCACAGGATATAGACCCAGATAGTTTGGTTAACGATGCTAACGAAGCACAAATATACGCAAAAATGTTACAAGGGATGATGGCAAATGCTGAACAAGCAGCAAGCGCAGAAGCTGGCCCCGCTGGTGCAGGGCAAGGAATGGCAACCCCTGAAGGAGTACCTAATGGACCTCAGGGAACTGACGATTCAGGGCGTGGTAATGGCACAATCGGAGTCGGAACTGCTCCGGGCGCAGGGGAAGCTGGGTTTACTGGAAACCCTCCTCAAACTGAAGGATAACCAAGAGGCAGTAGCTAAGAATGGCTGACAGAATTGATATTGGGGTAGGACCTAGGTT